CGCGGTAGTACTGCCCTCCGCCGGCGTGGCCGCCGATCTGCCGTGGAAGTTCTCGCCAATCAGCACGCTTAGCGAGACGGAAGAGGCTGACATCGAACTGAAGGAAGCCCAAGCGCTTGAAAAGATCGTGGGCCTAGCGATGGTCCAAGAAACCGCGATGGCCAAGACCGTCCAGAACCGCCTGGTGGAATCCGGAAGATGGCCAGGATTGAAGGCGCTTTTGGATGAAGCCGAAAAAGCGGGCGAAGAATTGCCTGATGGCGACGAAACCGAGCTGGGCATTGTGCCGGTCGGATCGGAAGGAGGTGATCGGACTATCTCGCGTGCAGGCGGGCAGTCTGGAAGTGGCTTGCCCGCCCGCCGTGCTGTGAATGATGCCTGGATGCTGGAAGACTGGGCGCCCAAGACGCTCTACGTCAGCCGGGCAGTCGAGAACCGTGACGACATCGTGAAGTGGGCGCGCTCGCAGGGCTTCACGGACATCGCGGAAGACCTGCATGTCACCATCACCTACAGCCGCACGCCGGTTGACTGGATGGCCATGGGCGAAAGCTGGCGCGGCAAACTGGAGATCGAGCCGGGCGGGCCGCGTCTGGTCGAAGCGCTTGGCCCTGACGGCAAATACAAGGCCCTGCTGTTCACCGCCTACGAGCTGGTGAGCCGCAATGCCGAGATGCGCGAAAAGGGCGCGTCGTTCGACTGGCCCGAGTATCAGCCCCACATTTCCATTCAGGTCGGCGGCGACATCGATCTGGCCACGGTGAAGCCCTACACCGGTAAGATCGTGCTAGGGCCGGAAATCTTTGAGGAAATCCGCAGCGGAGGCGAATAGTGGCCTATTCCCTCCCCCGCATGGCTCGCCAAGCAGGCAAGCGGCGAAACATCGTCCTCAGGCCGATTGTCCCCGCTGTCTCAATGGCAACGGACCTCGCCGCGATCTACGCGCCCGCCTGGCAGATATGGGCCGACAGCATCGACCGCATCATTGCCGGCTATGATCCGCAGCCGCTGCCCACGGCCGACACGCTGACCGTCGACACCGTGGATCAGGTGCAGGCCGCCATCAGCAGCGTGGCGCAGGAGTTTCTGACCGTCCTCACCGCACGGATCGCGCCGGGGCTGCGGCAGTGGGTGGTAAAAGCAGAGAGGACGCACCGCTCGAAATGGTCGGCCGCGATCAAGGCCGGCGTGGGTGTCGATCTCGACCTGATCCTGTCCGCGCAGCCGGTGGAGGAGGCACTGGGGACGTGGTTGGCGCGCAATGTTGCGCTGGTGACCAATGTCTCCGATGTGACCAAGGGCAAAATTGCCGATGCTGTCTTCCGCGGATACGAGCAGAGGACGCCTGTCAGGGATGTCGCGCGCCAGATACGCGAAGACGTAGGCGGCAGTCGCGCACGGGCGGTCAGGATTGCCAGCCATCAAAATTCATCCCTGTCAGCGGCGCTGGACACGGAACGGCAAGCAGAAGCTGGATTGGAATTCTTCAAGTGGCGTCATTCAGCCAAGCGTTTTCCTAGGCAGGATCACCTCGCCCGCGACGGAAAGATTTATAACCTGCGGACGGGTAAAGAACGCGACGGTTCTGGGCAAGTCGCCGCAGATGATAGGCCCGGAATGCGTCCCGCATGTGGGTGCCGCTCTCAAGCGTGGATACCGCTCTTAGATACCATAGATTAGCTAGGATTTTCGGCGATTCGTGCTATGTCTGAAGCGGGCCGGAAACACTGCGCTAACAGTGCCCGGCCCTGACCACAACGAAAGGTGATTTTCGGTATGGCTATGCCCGAATTATGCGCTGCGCCTGGGTGCGGCAAGCCCGCTCGTAAAAATCGTTTTAACGCCTGTTCCATGCATGAAGCGCGGATGCGGCGCGGCGGATCTTTTGAGCGCCGACAAGAGAAGATGACGCTTCACCAGATACTCGGCGGAAAGATGCTATTTGGTCTTTGGCAGGTTCTGTCTGAGGGGGAGCCTTATATCCGCGGAAATGGCGAATCCATGCGCCGCGCGATGTGCCGTTGCGCTTGCGGCGTCGAGCGTCTTGTGCCGATACATACCCTCAAACAGGGCAACTCTAAGCATTGCGGGTGCAGGCAACACATTTTCAATGAGGCTAATCACCTCCGCCATGGGGACACCCGGCGCAGCCATTATGCCGCGGAATATGGAATTTGGAGTAAGATGATAGGGCGCTGCACCAGCCCGAACGATAAGCATTTCCGGCACTACGGCGGGCGCGGCATAAGCGTATGCGACCGTTGGCGGTTAGACTATGTGAATTTCCTTGCGGATATGGGGCGTCGTCCTTCGCCCAAGCATTCCATTGATCGGATCGACGTTAACGGAAACTACGAGCCGGGCAACTGTAGATGGGCTACCGCGCGCGAGCAGGCTGCGAACAAGCAAAACACTCACTGGGTGCAATTCCGAGGCGAGCGCGTCGCCCTCATAGAAGCTTGCCGCAGGGCTGGCGTCGAATGCAGATACAAACTGATCCACAAGCGAGTTCACTCAAAGGGCATGACCTTTGATCAGGCGCTGGCGATGGAAGGGATAACCCCCTAACCTCCCGTCCGTAGAGCCTAGCCAAGACCATGCGGCAGACAAGCCCCATGGTGCTATTCTCCGACGCCCTGACCCTTGACGCGCCTCGCCCGATGCAGGGCGGCTTTGTTGCCGTCAGGGCAAAGGCTGCCCGCACCGGCACCTATTCCTATCTCGGCTCCGAGATCGACCCCGAAAACAAGCATGGCTTGCGCGACGCCGGGATGGTCAACGTCCTGCGCGACGATGCCGCCGTGTTCGATGCCAAGTCGGTGCATAGCTTCATCGGCAAGCCGATCACGAACGATCACCCGCGCGAGGCCGTCAACGCCGGGAATTGGCGCGATCATGCGCGCGGCGTTGTCATGGGCGCGATGCGGGACGGTGAATATCTCGCGTTCGACCTGCTGCTGACCGACAAGGCGACGATCGACGCTGTGGACGCCGGCAAGCGCGAACTGTCCAACGGCTATGCGGCTGAGCTTCAGTTCGGCGATTTCACCGGCCCCGGCGGCGTCAAATGCGTGGCCAAGCAGGTCGCCATCACTGGCAATCACGTCGCAATCGTGGACCGTGGCAGGGCCGGTCCGTCGTGCCGCATCGGCGATGCCGCGATCTGCGACGCGTTGCCTATCGCGTTGCAGGATGGAGCGAAAGAGGCCGCCGCATGGCTCAAGAAGGCCATAGCGCTCCACGAGAAACACATGAACGGCTCTGCCCCGACTACCGGCAAAGAGGGCGAGAAGAGTCAGATGCTCATGATGGAGCAGATGAAGAACGCGCTGGCCGAACTTGGGGGCGGCGACGCCAAGTCCGGCGAGGCCGGCATGAAGATGGACGTTTACCCCTTCCACATCCTTGAACAGGAGAAGCAAGTGAAGAAGATCGTGCTCGACGGTCTGCAGGTCGACCTATCGGACGCGGAAGCCGTCAGCGCCGCGATCTCGAAGCTGCAGGACAAGGCTGCGCAGGCTGAAACCGCTCTGACCGATGCAAAGGGCCAGATTTCCACCCTACAGGGCGAGAAGGCTGTGCTGGAAAAGAAGCTGGCCGATGCGAACGCCGAGTTGACCCCAGCCAAGCTGGATCAGCGCGTCGCGGATCGGGCAACGCTGGTGACCAAGGCAAAGGCGGTCAAGGCCGACATCGTGACCGATGGCAAGACTGATGCGGAAATCCGCCGTGCGGTCGTGGCCTTCACCCTCGGTGATACCGAAGCCTCCGCGCTGGATGATGTCGGCATCGCAGGCGCCTTCGCCATGGCTGCGAAGGATGCCAAGCCCGCCGACCCGCTGCGCACGATCATCACCGATGGCGTTCGCGGCCCGGTCAATGACGCCGCCACCGTCTCCACCATCCGCGCCGCGCGCTACGCATAAGGGAGGGCTGAACCATGTCCGTTCTTCAGAGCAGCTACACCGAGAACCCCGCCAAGGGCTATCCCGGCATGATCGCCAATGGCGAGACCTCCAACCGCATCAGCCGCACCTGTGAAACCGCTGCGGGCATTGCATTCGGCGCGCCGGTCTATCGCGGGTCGGGCGATCACGGCGCAGTCGGCACGGTCGGCACGCTGGCCACCTTCCTGGGCTTCGCCGTCGCCACTTCGGCCTTGGGCGCGCTGCCCGGCGCCGATGCTGACGAATATCAGCAGTATGACAACATGACGATCATCACCAGCGGTGCGGTCTATGTCACTGTCACCGGCGCCGTGACCGATGGCGCTGCGCTGACGGTCGGCACTGGTGCTGGTGCGGCGGATGGTATCGGCGCCACGGCCGCCGACGCAACGCACATCGCGACCGGGTGGATCGCAGACGAAACCGTCACGAACGGCCTGTGCCGTATCGTGAAGCGCTAAGGGGGCAATCATGAACGCCATTTCCCATTTCTTCGACGCCGCTGCCGGTCGCATCACCGATCCGATCATGTTCATGGCCGCTGACGCCGCGGTCCAGCGGCAGGTCATCAGCCTGTGGGCCGCCGACAATGCGCGCCATGCGGCTTCGTTCGCCGACAAGATCGACGCGTTCCTGTCGGACGCGCAGGTCGGCTATGCCTTCCTAACCCCGCAGCTTCACCGCATCGAATCCGAAGTCTACATGACGAAGTATCCTAGCTTCGACATCACTCGGTTCATGCCGGTCGATAGCTCGGGCGACATGTGGGATGTCGGCACGGTCGTCTATTCGATGGATCAGGTCGGCCAGGCCGAGTTCATGGCCGGCGGGGCGTTCAACATGCCCTACGCGTCGACCAAGATGACGCAGAACACCCGCAACTTCCATCTGGCCGCGATCGGCTATGAATGGAACACGCAGGAAATGCAGCGCGCCGCCAAGCTCGGCCGTTCGCTGTCGTCGGACAAGGCGCTGGCTGCCGGCCTCGCCGCCGATCGCTTCATCTATGGCATCGCCATGACAGGCCTCACCCCAAAGGGCGAAAACGAAAAGGGCTGGACCGGCTTCGTCAATGACGCGAACGTCGCATCGGCGCAGGTCGCGAACGATGGCACCAGTTCGTCGCGGCTTTGGTCGGCCAAGACCGCCGATCAGATCCTGCGCGACATCAACGAAGCGCTGACCGCAGTTGAAACCGGCTCGGGCGAAACGATGGTGGCTGACACCCTGGTCCTGCCGACCAGCAGCTATAATTACATCGCCACCACCCGCGTCGGTGACAGCGGCTCGACCATCCTGTCCTTCCTGATGGCAAACAACGCGGCCGGTGAAAGCCTGACCATCCTCAAGAGCCGCGCGCTCGAAACGGCGGGGACCAGCAGCAGCAAGCGCCTCGTCGCCTATGCCCGCAATTCGCAGGTGCTGAAGTTCCACCTGCCCGGCCCGCACCAGTTCCTGCCCGCCTTCCAGAAGGCGAGCATGGTTTACGAAGTCGGCGGAATCATGAATGTCGGTGGCCTGGAGGTTCGCCTCCCAGCCGGCATGATCTACCGCGACAGCTTCTAAGGGGCGCGAACATGTCCAAGGTGAAAGTGACCAACATCAGCACCGGCCCGCGCGGCGCCTATCTGGGTGGCGCGCTGGTCATGGCCCAGCCGGGCGAAACGATCGAGGTGGATGATTTCGCCGAAGAGTGGTTCGCCAGGGCACCGGCCAAGGATGCGAAGGAAACCAAGGCCGAAGGCGACAAGGCCTGACGTTTCAACACCGGGGGCAAACGGGGCCGCTGCTCACACCGGGCGGCGGCCATTTTCGTAAGGACTGACCCATGGCCTACACCCCGCCGACGAAGGCGACGTTCATTGCGATCTTCCCGCCGTTCGCCGCGGTGACGGACGAGGCTTATGCGTTCTGGTCGGCGCGCGCCGGGCGGATCGTGGACCCGATGCAGGCCTGCCTTGGCGAGGATGCCGATCTGGCCGCCATGCTCATCACGGCGCATTATCTCACCCTGCAGGGCATCGGCACCGGCGCAGAGGCGGAAATGGCCGCTCAGGGCGCCAGCGGGTTCAAGCGGATCAAGTCGGGCACAATCGAGCTAGAGCGCGGCGACGCGGCGTCAAGCGGCGCGGACATGGGCGAGTATGGCGCGACTAGCTATGGCCAGCAGGTCTACCCCATGCTCAAGGCCTGTTTGGCCGGCCCGCGCGTAACCGGCACCGGCCCCGTCAT